TGATCAAGGCTATGCTGGTGGTCCAGATACAGGAGCCGTTGGTGGTACTGGTGGTGGTGGTGCTAGCGCTATTGGTGGTAATGCTTCTGGAAGTAGTAACCCAGGTCAAGGAGGTGCTGGAGGGGCAGGACTTGCTGTATCAATAACAGGATCATCTGTAACTTATGCTGGAGGCGGCGGCGGCGGTGGTTATTATAGTACTGGCGGAGCTGGTGGTGCTGGCGGCGGAGGTACAGGAGGTACTGGAAACGCACAAAATAACGCAACTAACGGAACTCCTAATACTGGTGGTGGTGCTGGTGGGGGTGAGCAAAATGCTAGCCAGGCAAGATCTGGAGGATCTGGGGTGGTTATACTACGCTATCCAGATGCTTATACAATCTCTGAAACAACCTCATCACAGTTAACATTTACTACTGCCACAGATGGCTCAGACAAAGTAACCACATTCACTGGAGGTGATGGAACTATAGAATTTACTACTTAATTAATAATAAATAAACAATAAAGATGGCACACTACGCTTACTTAGATATGCAAAACATCGTTACCAGCGTGATAGTTGGTAAAGATGAAACTGATGGACCTACTAACTGGGAGATGGCTTATGGCAATTTTAAAAACCAGATTTGTAAAAGAACATCATACAATACAAGAGGAGGAGTACACTATACAAATGGTGAAGCCTCAGCGGATCAATCTAAAGCATTTAGAAAAAACTATGCTGGAATAGGTTACACCTACGACCATAGTAGAGATGCTTTTATTCCGCCAAAACCATTTGATAGCTGGCAATTAAATGAGTCTAGCTGTTTATGGGCAGCTCCTGTAGAGTATCCAGATGATGGCGAAATGTACGCCTGGAATGAGGATACTACTAGCTGGGATTTGGTAGCTGATTAATAATATAAAAAAAATAAATAATGGCATTTACAAAGGCAACATATGACTACTTAGACGCTGGAGGGTTAATTAACTGGCAACTTATTGCTAAAACTTCTGCATTTACAGCTGTAAGTGGAGAGGGGTATTTGGTGGATACTAGCTCTGCTGCAATCACAGTAACTCTACCAGATGCTCCAAGTGCTGGGGATGAGATTATCATAGTTGATTACGCCTCAAATGCTGGAACTAATAACATTACACTAGATCCTGGAACGCTAAACCTTAGAGGCGCTACTGATGATTTAGTACTTTCTACCAATAACCAAACCGCTAGGCTATTATATTCTGGCGCTACTAAAGGCTGGTTAGTAACTACTGAGTCTGGAGGTGGAGCTGCTGCTAGTAGTTCTATATTGCCGCCAGTAACAAGTGGAATGATTTTAAATCTACAAGGTAGCGAATATACAAGCGGATCAACCTGGACAGATCAAAGTTCTCAAAGCAATGATTTTACACTTTATAACTCACCCTCATTTAATAGCACTACAAAAGCATTTACATTTGATGGAGTGGATGATTATGCTAGAGCCAGTAGTAATATATTTGGCACAACGCTAACAGATTTAAGTGTAGCTGTAAGATTTAAAACAATTAACCCAATTACCACCGATAGTGCCTTTTTTCTCTCACAAAGAGAATCAAGTGGACAGGGTTTTTTAATTTGGATTAGTTCAAACACAGGGGAATTAAGATGTAGATATGAAAATTCAACACGCTATGAGATAGATTCTGTATCATCATTAAGCTCTAATACTGATTATACAGCTGTTTATACTAAATCTGGTAATAGCCACGCTTTATATTTAAATGGGAGTAGTACAGCAATAGATTCTGGATCTACGTCTGGCAGTATCACTTTATCTAGCAGTAATGATACATCTATAGCTACAGATCCGTATCAACTTAGCTATACTGCTCCAATTATATATGAGATTATAGTTTACAATCAAGGTTTATCAGCATCAGAATCAACTAGCATACACAATTATTTTGTAAATAAATATTAAGATGGCGAAATTATACCAAAGGCGATATATAATAGTAGATACGAATCTAGTAACAGATTCTATAATAAATGAGGTTTTTCAAACATCTGGAGAAACGATTAGAAAATCAATAGATGAAACAAAATCTATTTTGAGCTATAATGATGGCGATAAACCAGAAATATTCTTATCAGAAACAGAATATATAAACTCTGAAATTTTAGATATATTATCTGGAGCTGATTGGAGTAATGTAGAAACTGATATTTAAAAACATAAATAATAAAATAACTATATTTGTATAAAATTTAAAACTAATGGCTACAACAGGAGTATTCAACGGAACTAACCTAATATTAAAGATCGAGGACACAGCACTAGGACACACTACTAGCTGCTCATTATCTCTAAACAATGACTTACCAGAAGCGACTACTAAAGATAGTAACGGATTCCAGGAGGTTATCGCTGGAGTAATGTCTGGAGAGCTTTCTTTTGATGGGTTAGTGGCTTATGATGATACTGCCAATGGAATAGAATTAGCTGATTATTTACTAGCTAGAACTCAATTGACTTGCGTTTTTGGAACTATCGAGAGTGGCGATGCTATTTTTACTGCTGAGGGATTCCTTAGCTCTGTAGAGATGAGCGCTGAGATGGAATCACCAGTAAGCTACAGCGGATCTATCACATTAACAGGAGCGATCACTAAGTCAGTCAACGCTTAACATAAAGCAAATACATTATGGCAAACAAAAGGAGAGGGTATTATACCACTAAACTAGGTGGGCGTCAGCGAACGCTCCACTTTAGTATGAATTTCTGGGCTAACTTCACAGAGATAATGAATGTGCCACTAGACAAAATAGGTGATCTATTTGCTGGTGGCGTTTCTATTTCAGCTATTCGAGCTTTGGTTTATAGTGCTATTCTAGCATTTGACCAGGAGGAGGGTAATGAGATAGACTACAATGAATTTAAAATAGGCTCCTGGCTAGAGGACTTAAACCAGGATGAGCTAGAGAAAATGATCTCAGCTATGATGGAATCTCGTATTTTAGGAAACGACCTAAACATGGGAATAGATCGCCAGTCTAAAACTGTAGCCAATACTAAGGGAAAGCAGTAGCCGACTCCCTAACCTGGGATGATTTAGAGGATTACTATATAGGTCAAGTCGGCATTAACCCAGATAAATTTTGGGTACACACCTGGAAAGAAAATCAGCTTTTAGGCGAGTCTTATATGATAAAGCAAAACCTGGAATGGGAGCGCATTAGATATGTGGCTACTATGCTGCACAATGTTAATTGTAGAAAGCGCCAGCAAATGATAAAACCAGAGAAACTATTTCCACTTCCACAGGATAAATTTAACAAGGTTGAAAAACCTAAAGGCACTAAGGAGGATTACGAGTCATTTAAAGAGAAAGCTATAGCCGCTGGTGTTAAATTCTAACGCCTTTTTTTTTAGTATTTTTGTACTATGCAAGATCAAAAATTAAGAGTAGATATAATAGGGGATGCTAGTAAGCTCACTAAAGCGTTAAATACAGCATCTGGCAAATTAGATAAATTCGGATCAAAGGTTTCTGGTTTAGGTAAATCATTATCAACTAAACTGACTTTACCCCTGGCATTAGCTGGAGGAGCTGCTATTAAAATGGCTGCTGATTTTGAGGAGTCAATGAATAAAGTTAATGTAGCTTTTAAAGATGCCTCTGGAGAAGTTAAAGAATTTGCTAAAACTACATTAAGTGAGTTTGGTATCGCTCAAGGCACTGCCTTAGATATGGCTGCATTATTTGGCGATATGAGTACCTCTATGGGATTAACTACTAAGGAGGCTGCTAAGATGTCAACAGCATTAGTAGGACTTGCTGGAGACCTTGCATCTTTTAAGAATATGAACATTGAGGAGGTTACTACTGCACTCAATGGAGTTTTTACTGGCGAAACTGAATCTTTAAAGCGTTTAGGTATTGTAATGACTCAAGTCAATTTGCAGCAGTTTGCTATGGAGCAAGGCATCAAAAAGACTATAAAAGAAATGACTCAAGCGGAAAAGGTACAGCTCCGCTATAATTTTGTAATGGCTAAGACAGCTAACGCTCAAGGTGATTTCGCTAGGACATCTGATGGCGCTGCTAACCAGATGAGAATTTTCCAGGAGTCAATGAAAGAATTAGGCGCTACTTTTGGAGCTGTTATACTACCAGCATTTACTAAGTTAGTTTCTTTTGGAAATGATGTTTTAAAAACATTAAAAAATTTAGATCCTGTTACTAAAAATGTAGTCGTAGTATTTGCAGCTTTAGCAGCATCAGCTGGACCATTGTTATATCTAGCTGGTACAGTTATACCAGCGCTTGCGGCTGCCTTTGCAGCTTTGACCTTATCCTCTGGTCTTATTGTTGTCGCTATTGCTGCTGTAGT